GCGCGGGTCGCGGTACGCTGCGCCGCCAAGCTGATAGGGGTGTTGACCGATGTGCGGACAGCGCCGTTCGAGAAGCCGACGTTCGAGCCGGCCTTGACGACGTTCCAGCGAATCGTCTCGATGGTTTCCGTCCACTGCTGCATGCACAGCGCGCTGTATTCTTTCAGCAGCGGGTCTTCGTGCGTGTCCATGATGAAGTCGGAGAACGGAATGAAGTCTCCGAACTGCACCAGGGTGGCAGTCACGTCGGTGATGGTCGGCTTCGTGCCGGCCGGCGTCACGCCCTCGACGAGGGGTGTCGTGGCGAGCGGCAGGATTTCGTACCGACGCCATTTGGCGACTTTGGTCTTGTTGTCGGGGATGACGAAGGTGGCGCCCAGGCGCTCCAGAATCATGTCTTCGTGACCGCGGACCAGCAAGGGGAAGACGGCATACGCCGCGGTACGCGGGGTGATGTCGCCGTAAACTTGGACTTGAGTCATGTCAGTTCCTTGTTAAGGTGGGCGTGCTGTACTGCTCTCTTTGTTTCCTTGCCGTAGCCAGCCCACCTATGGAGCCGAGCAACAACCGTTTGCAGCTAAATCTTTACGCGCCGAGTTGGCTGTGCCACTTGCCCGGCGCTGCGTCAACGCAGAACCTGGATTTGCCGGCGCCGATGGCCACGCCTGTGCCGGTCGCCACGCCATCGATGGTGTCTGTGCCCTGGCCGAACAACTGCAGTGAGTTGGCTGCGGCCGAATTCTTGACCATGTGCACGTCGCCCGAACCTGTCGCAAGACGCGGCAGAGCGACTGAATCGGCCGCTGTGGCGACCGTTGTGACTTCGTGGAACGACGTAGTGGTTTTCAGCACCGTAGCCAGTGCCTGTCCGCCGCCTGCACGGGCCGTGACGCCAAGGTCGTTGCCGACGTTCACGCCGTAGGATTCCACGGCGACCGGCGAAGTCAGCGCCCCATCGGTCAGCAACTTGGTCATGACTTTCTTCGCTTCCAGGTCGAGGATGGTTTCCCCGACATAGACTGTATCCACGATGCTCATTGCGATGCTCCCGAAGATGTTGGAACCCTCATACAACTAGTATATCCCAACATCATCGGGTCTGTCTACTTTCCTATTTCGATACCGAAGACAACTCGGCCCAGGCCCCGTCGAAGTCATTGGGGTCCGGCGTGCCTTTGGTCGGCGCGGCGGCACTGCGACGCGTCGTTACCGGCGCGAGGTTCGCTGCATCTGCCGCCGGAGCCGGCGCGGGTGCTGGCGCAGGTGCCGGTGCCGCCGCTGTTATACCAGCCGCTTTCTTGTAGTCTGCCACGAGGGCCGACACATCTGACGTGGTGCCTTGATCATACGCTGCTTGCATCGCCGGCTGCAAATATGCCGGCTGCGTTTTGATCCAATCGGGCACTTTGGCGATGACCGCATCGTAGTCCGGGTGCGCCGTCTTCAGCGCGGCGAAGTGCCGCTCGGCCGACTCGTTCACCGTTGTGGCTTCCACTGATGCGAGGCGCGGGTCCATGTGCTGAATGACACTCTGGACGGCTGCGTACACGCGCGCATTGATGTCTCGATCCACCGACTTCAGGCGGGCCTCGACCGCGGCATACTCGTTCGGAAAATCCTTGGCGAATTGCGCCAGGGCTGCCTTCTCCGCATCGCTCGGCTGGTACGGCTTGATAGTTTCCTCGAACGCCTCGCGGGCCGCCTTAGCCTCGGCCGTTTCCTCAGCGGGCGCAGCGGCGGGTGCAGGTGCCGGAGCGGGCGCTGCAGCGGCGGGGGCCGGAGCAGGTGCCGGAGCAGGCGCAGGTGCTGGCGCTGCAACAACGGGGGCCGGAACCGCCGCGGGCGCTGGCGCTGCAACAACGGGGGCCGGAACCGCCGCGGGCGCTGCCACTACTGGCGCTGCTGCCGGGTCAGGCACGACGGGGGCCGCAACAACAGGTGCCGGCGCTGCGACTACAGGCGCGGGTTCTGCCGCCTTCTCTGCCGCCGCCGCCACTTCGGCGAACGCGGCGTCGAAATCATCCACTACGACTACCGGCGCTGCGGCGGGGGCCGGCGCGGGTGCTGCAACAACGGGTGCTTCGGTCATGACGGAATGCTCCTCTCAGATTTGATGGCTGGTCCGTGCTCGATCAACTTGATCAAGCGCATCACCATTTTTGCCTCGCCCTGCAACGTGGACAATTCATCACCCACGATGTTGGGCCAGTTGGTGTTGATTTCGTCGCGGCGCATGTACAGCCAGTCGCGCAGCGCCGCCAATCCCGCTTCGTGGCGGCTTGCGTGCACCGCCACTTCCGCGTTGTACCTCTCCTCTTTACTGATCATTTCGCTTTCGCCCCTCTCGGTTGATTGGCGGCGATCAGCGCCGCACCGGCTTTCACATGCTCAGCTATCGTGCGCGATTCTTCCGTGCGCGCTTTTTGTCCGGCTTCCAAGCCTTTGATGATCGCCTCGAACACATCCACGCCGATGGAGCCGTCGGCCTTGCGCGCTTCAGCAGCGTGCTTGAACGCGTTGGCCAGCGCTTCTTCGACCTTGGCCTGCACCAAGTGAGCCTGCGACTCGACCTGATCCTGCTGCGCCTTCTGCACTTTTTCGATGTTCGCGTTGGCCGTATCCTCGTCTTCCATCAACTCGTCGAGGGGGAGATCGTTCACCTTCATGCGCGCCTTCAACATGGCGCGGGTCTTCAGGTGGGGCATCTCGTCCGGCGTGATGCTGGCGCGGAATTCGTTGAGGCTGGTGGACAGCACTTCTTTGGCGATCAGGCTCGTGGACCCGCGCGCAATGATGTTGTGGTCACCATCGCGGCTCGGGTTCGGATCATACTTTTGATTCCATGCGACAAGCGCGGAGATCACCGAGATCGTGAATGAGTCATAATTGCGCACGGTGTCACGGATCGGGAGCGCCGCGGCGCCCAGGAACATGCTGGCGTTCTTCGATGTGCGGAGCGCTTCGCTGCCGCCGCCGGAAACATCGCCCACTGACGGCGCTGGCAGACCGGATTCTTTTTCGGCGAATTGCATGAACATGCCGAGCAGCGCCTGCAGTTCGGTCAGGTGGCTCTCGATATTGATGTTGCGCACGGCCGGCACATTGGCCATCTGGCCTTCGCCTTCTCGATACCATGTCTTGTGCTTCTTGATCACCGTGTCTTGCCCAGGCGTGAGCAGATCCATGTTCACTTCGACGTTCGGACCGATGACGCTCATGTTGTCGAGTGCGGCGCGCGCCGTCTCGCAAATGGACATCTGCGAATCACGGAGCGTATCGCACTGGCCATTGCCGAGGATCGAAAGATCGTCATCCTCGAAAATGAAGTAGTGATGATGCTTGATCGTGCTGCCGAACGGGGCCAGCTTCAGCTTGATCACGTTGTTGTCGAGCATCCAGGCATTCGCGTGGAACGTGTTGCCCAACTTGTCGTCGGCGATGTCGATGCCGGCGGCCTTGAGATCGTGCCCGCTCACCGCGCCCCAATACGACAGGGCCTCGAACTTGCGCGACTCTCTCGTGGCGACAGGGGCCTGCGCGGACTTCGGTTCACCCTTGATCACGCTCTCCCACCACTGCGCCTTGTAGTTGCCGGTCGGGTGCTCGTTGAGATACTTCTGCACGCGCTCGGCGAAAAAGTCCGGCCGTTGCACCAGCGCCTCGACTTCAGAGCGCATCATGATGTGACGGTCGTATGTGCCGTCCTGCCGGTCGATGGCTACGGCTGTCATATCCACGTAGTGATCCCACGGCGAAAGGTACTCGAACAGCGGCTTGAACTTGTCGAGCGTCACCGCCTCGTACTTCCCGGTGTATTGGTTTTTCTGCCACTTGCGGGCGGAAACTTTCTCGTGCAGCGGACCACACGCGATGCCGCAGTTGTAAGTCACCGCAGACTTCACGACCTTGCGCGCGAGCGTGATGAACTCCATTTCTTCGAGATCGTCCTGGACTTTGACTTCCATGCGCTCGGCTTTGCCAGCGGCGAATTCGGAAATAGCTTTCTCGATCTCCACGTCATCGAGCATTACTTGCGCCGGGGCGATTCCTTGCGCCTGCGCCTTCTGCGCCACGAGGCCGTCGAGCACTTGCTGCAACTGATCCTGCGATAAGTCGGGTAACGGCGATTGCTTGACGGCGTAGTTCTTCTCGGTGGCCGGCCACAGCATCTGCATCAGGCGGGCAATCGTGCCGCGCACCATCCACTGCGTCACGCCAGGGTACGCCTTCGAGCGATCAGCCGGAATGTTCTGCAGAACCTCCGGGTCATAAATCTTGCGCACTTGCCGCAGGTTGCGGAGCCAGCGCTCCTCGATCATCTTGCGGTCGATGACGTAGGTGCCCCAAGAGTTGAAGAGGCGCGTGCCCAGGTCATTCAGCTTGTCTTCGTCGATGACTGGCGGTAGCGTTTCGAGCGTCATGGCACTTACCTCGGTGTGTTGTACGGACTAGGTTGCGGCGCGGACTGCACAATGCCCCCGCGTTCCTTCTGTTCGGCCTTGCGGCGCCCACCGCGCTCGAACCACATATCGCCGTAGTTATTGGCTTCGCCTACGTGCGAGGCGCCATTCTTCTCGACCTCAGTCGACGGGCGCCCATCCTTGAACTTTTTCCACATGAACGAACCATCAAGAGCGGCTATCAATTCTACAGCACCTGGGTCGATTTGGTAAGCCGGCATGCCCCGGTCGACCAGCATCGAGAGGAAGTGATCGGTCGCGCCATGGCGATGTACCGGGCTGTTACTCCAGGCCAATTTGACTTTGCCCAGACCCTTGCGCGAGTAGCGGCGGAAAATGTCGGCGCACGATGTCTCGTCGGCCTGCGAGCCGGTGTTGCCCGTCGGATCGCCAGTCACCATGATGTCGGTGCACTCGTTGTACTTGTTGCGCAGGAGCGGCAGCAGCTTCGTCTCGATGGCGCGCTCGATCCCCATGCCGAACGTGGCGATGGCATCGAACGTCAGCACACGGCCGAACGCATCCTGCTGCTTGAGCACGATGGCCGGCGTCAGCCCGAAGTCCGCGGCGACGACCAGCAAATTTTCCTTGCTCGGGATCAGCGAGCCTTTGGCGACGTGCATCGCGCGGTTGAACATGGGATGGATCGGCTTGCCGCCCTTCGAGCGACCGTACTCGCACATCACGTAGGTGCGGATGTAGTCATCCGTCTTGTTCGTGATCAGCGCACGGTAGTAACCGGCCGGCAGGTTTTCCAGGTTCTCGGCGAGCGGATTGTCGGTATATGTGCCATCCACGTTGCGGATCATCGCGGCCGGCTGAATGAATGTCTCCCACCCGTTCGGCTTGGGCGTCTTGCCGTCATCCGGGTCGAGGCCATCGTGCATGTTCTGCCAGTACGATCCCATGTCGGGCATGTTCGAGTCGCCCCACATCCCTATCCACGTCGGGCCGCCGTCCACCATTCGCGGGTGTCGGCCGAGACGACCGTCAATGCCCTCCACGATCTCGCGGCGGATGTCGCGGAACTCGTTGAGATATGCGCCCGTCAATTCGAGCGACAGCAGGTTCGACACGTCTTTCTCGTCGTCGAGCGCGCGAAAAATAACTTCGCAGTCCATCTCGTCTTTCTTGATGTGGTACGTCTTCGTGAGGCCATGATACTCCCCAAGCGAGCCATTGGGGAACCACGAGAACCACGTCTTCATCGTCGTGTCGCGCAACTGCGGCATCGTGTTCCGCACGACTGCGATCCGCGATTTACGTCGACCGTCGAGCGGCGAGTGACGCTGCATCGCGGCCCGGCGCGGGATCTCGATCTGCGAACCCACCGACTTGCCCGAACCGAACGGCCCGAGTATCCAGCGATAACGCGCGTTGCTCTGCATGTAGCGCGACACGGTGCTCGGGAATTTGACGGAGAGTTCCATCAGCCGATCATCCCGCTGGTATTGTCAACGCGCGTGTTTGGTCCGCATGGGCATTGCGCCACGAATGGCGCGTTGCCGCGCCCGCACTTCGGACACTGCCAGCCTATGTTCAGCGGCGGGTATGCCGGGCCGGACGGCCACGGTGAGTTGGGGAAGGGAACCGGCGCAGGCACGACCGTACTACAGCCGCCCATGCACCAAACTTGTCCGCATCGAGTACAGGTCATGATGCCCTCAGTATCGCGGTGCGCGCTTCGTCGAGCGTCACCATGTTGCCGTACAGTTCCCCCGACAAGCGCCCGGCCACGGCCTCTAGGTACGGCGCGCGCTGCTCCAGCTTGCACCACTTCGAGTAGCTCAGCCACTCGGCCCGGTGCGCCACGCGCTCCTCCTCGAAGCGGAAGCTGGCGTCGGCGAGATACTTGTCCCACCACAAGTCGATGCCGATCTTCAACTGGCGCTCGCCATGCACGGCCTCGTGCGCGAGCAGGTAGCGCGGGATGTCCACGTCCATGGGATTGTAAATCGAGTGCCCCCAGGAGAACAGCACAGGCTTGCCGGCGATCTTGAACTGCGCGTCGCAGGCTTTGTATATCGGCGGCTTGGCCACGATGACGGTCTGCTTCATGGCTTTAGCCCAAAGTAGACGCTCTCGCAGCCGAGCAGGAAGTTGTGCCGCTCCACACTGCCGTAGCTGTACGGGCAGAACGTGAAGCCTTGCGGATGCGCGCGGTCGGTCATGTGCATGCCGCGCCGCGCCGCATCCACGCCTTCCTGGACGATGCTCGGCACGTCGAGGATCATGCGGGCGATGTCGCTCATTCTACCGCCATGTGTGCCGCGGTGAAGCACAGCCCCGCGAGATCGCTTTGCTTGACTGTCTCGCCCGTGTGATCCATGTAGATGTCTTTCTTCCCATCGAGCACAAGCACGATGCGCGTGGCCGAAGGTTCTTCCTGTTGCCACTTGGCGATGATCGCACGCGCCTCGTCGAAGATCGACGGCTTGGGCGGATGCGGATCACGCGTCGTCAAGCCGCCCTTCGTCAGCACGAGTTGCGAGTGCCCCTCTCTGCGCTCGTCGCTCATGCTTTCCTCACGGCTCCGTAACCCTTCGGTTTCTTCTTGCCTCCACCGGCGGCGCGCTGCGTACTGAGCGCGATGGCGATGGCCTGTTTCTGCGGGCGACCCGCGGCCATCTCGGTCTTGATGTTCTGGCCCACGGCGGCTTTGGATTTCGATTTGATCAGTGGCATGGCACTATTCCTTTGCGACGGTTGGACGACATTCAAAGTGCTGCCCCGGCGTGATTGACCACCGCTGCTCCACCGCGGCCTGCTCGCAGTCTTCCTTCGACGAGTGGCCCCCAAGTTCTTTCACCAGCGGGTCGGAGCAACTCATGAGCGTCACGATCACCAATGTCCAGGGCAGAACCATTTTACGCTACCTCCGGTGCATGCGCCACTTCGAGCACGGTTGGGTTCTTGAGGAACTCCTGCAGCGCCACGATGCCCTGCACCGCATCGAACTTCGGTCCTAGCACGCACTCGTGCGTCATCTCCAGCGTGTTGTACTGATTGCGCTGCCAGCGGCGCACGTCGCCCGTCTGCGTGTCGATGTACAACAGCGGCGTGTTGGCGACGGCCATTACTTCGGCTCCATCTCCGTGATCACCACGCGCGACACTTGGTGCGCGTAGGCTGCGACCTTGCTGATGCTGTAGGGAAAGAGGATATATCCCGGGTGTCCGCGCCGGTTTTAATAAAAAATCTGCTCGACCTTCACCGGCATAGGCCCCCAGTTGATGATCTGTATGCTGGTAGTCATGACGCGTGCCTCACTTCGTGCACCAGGATGTCGCGCGTGTCGGTCGCGCAGGTTTCGTACTCCTCGCCCGGCTTCAGCGTTTTCAGAATCGTCGAGTTGATCAGCGCCGACACGGGTGTGCGCGGATACTCGTAGTCCCGCGCGATCACCTGCGCGTCCCAATCGGCGAACTCTCCAACCTTCACTTTCACGTTGATGGTCATGCTCCCTCTCCATTCTCGATAGTAAGCGGCTCGCGGCCGGTGATGACTTTCTCCGGCGCATTGCCGGCGAACATCAGGGTCAGTGAGAACCCCGCGCCACCCTGCGGCGCTTCCTTCGGGTTCGGCTCGTGGCCAGCCACCTTGGCCGCCCACTTGATTAAGTCCGCGCGCACCGCCGCGCTCTGCAGCGGATCGGTAGCGATGTCGAACGCGGTCGGTAACAGTTCCTCGGCGATGGCCTTGGCCTTCTGCCGGAAGCTGAGTCCATTCTCGCGGATCTCGATGCCGATCCGCCCTAGCAACGCCGTGAACGCGGGCGACTCCATCAACTCCGCGGCACCCTCGGGCGTATATCCGTAGCGCGCGAACACATCCTCGGTCGAGTCCATCTTCAGCGCCAACTCGCACGCCAAGCGCTCATGGTTCGTGCGGTAGAGCGCCGGGATTGCGGTCAACCGTTCCTGCTGCCGCTGATCGGCGTAGTTGAACGACGGCGCTTCCTCGCCCGGCTTCGCAGGCAGGTTGTCGGTCATCAGAACACCAGCTTCGCTACCGGCGTTTCGTCCACGACATACTTCGACGAGTAATCGTAGCCTTGCTTCTCCGCACTCGGCTCACGCGAGATCAACACGTTCACCCGCGGCGCCGGCCGCCAGAGGAACGAACGCGCCGGCAGGTCTTTGTGCGTGACGTAGAGCAGCAGCACGTCGCGCATGTCGTCCCACTCCGCGCCCACGATCACCGTGCCCTCGGGCAGGTGCAGCGAGTCGATCAGGTAGTTGGGCGTCACGCGGACCGCGGCCTGGGCCTCGGGCCGGC